GTGGGCCTAACGCAACGGGCCTCCCGCAGACGTCTTACGTTGCGCGCCGGACCGATTTCGATCAAGAGTCCCCACTTGCGGGTAATACCGCGTTCCCCACCAATCCCTTCCCTATCGATTACGTATTCCGTTATCGTCGCTCAATGATTCCCCTTTTGGACGCCGAGTTTGGCATCCTTGCATCTGGTCTGTTCCAGGGTCAAGTCGGTATTGATTATACGGATTATCTTATTGCTCGCACGGACAATCGCATCAAGGTCCTGTCTGATATTACTCGCACTATTACGTCTGGAAATGACTCCGGAATTATGAAGACGTACAAGATGTACACTCCTTTGAACAAAACAATGCGTTACGCGGATGCAGAGAGCGGCACAATCGATTCAAACAATGGTTACGCATCAATGAATTCTCCGATGAATGACATTTATGTCCTGGATTACTATCAACAGCTAAATACTGCGCCAAACACGCTGACTATTCGTGGTCAGGCGAAGATATATTGGCACGAAAAATAGGGAACCTGACGTGAACGAAGTCACAGTTTCCTTCTAGCCAATCAATGTCGACTCCCTCATTCGTTCGTGGATCCTCATTAGATAGCCAAATAGATGGTCTTCCCCAGTGTACCAGTTTCTTGCCTTTGTATTTGTCCGTGCAGTAGAATTGTTGTTGGCATCCAAGCCAACTTTTGTAATTAGGAAAGAACTTCAGGCCCCCATTGATGTCGTCGAACACAGCGTATCGAACGTCGTCCAATGATTCATCCAATGAGAATAGTCCTCCAAAGTAAGCATGTCTACCCAAGGACCGGGCCCACATAGTCTTTCCCAGCCTGGTATCTCCATACAGGCATAAAGATCTTGGTCTACCTGTACACGTCAGTTACCGCCCGCTCAAGATGTAAATGGCCAGCGCAGCGGATTAGCCAACCCCGGGCTCACGCGAGCCGAGCGGAGCCCGGAGCGAAGCGTAGGTCCAGAGCGATGGTGGTAGCGTGACAGGGGTGAGCGCTCACCTATACTTCCTCCTCCAAGATTGCTGTCAACCCAATCAGGGAGTTGTCCCAGTTCTCCCGTGTCAAACGTAACTCCCTCTGGTGACTCATACTCGGTAGGCAGGGGTCTGTACTTCCAGGCAACAAACTTCTCGAGGGAGACGAAGCTGCAGCAAAGCGCACGTGGGTCCAGGCGTGCAGTAGCATCCCAAAACTGCTCAGCAGTTTCTGAAGCGACGATCTCGCTCCACTTAGAAGCAGCCTCACCCACCCCGTTTCTGCTCGGTCGTTCAAGCCCTCCGCCAACAATCTCTCCATCTTTCGTCGCATAGTCCCAACCCTTTTCTGGAGTACCATAACCTGCGACCACGTTTGGATGGTGTCCGCATACATCGAATTTTCGAGCGTCTCGTGAGTTGAATTTGGACTCCCACATTGCGAAAGCATGTAAGTGAGTTCCTCCATCAGCATGATCTTCTCTCCCGATGATGCACTCAGATCCCAACGATGCAAAATGGTCGACCACTGCGAATGGATCAAGGTCCCCACATTGGGCGTAAGTGAACAATCCATATTTGGCGGCGAAACGAAATTCCGAAGGTGCCATCGAAATACAGTTAATATTATACTGTATTTCTACATGGTGGCAGTGGCAGTTGCCTGGGTATATATAGTCCCCCTTTCGCTTATTTTCTCTACATTTGAAAATGCCTCAACATCCTTGCAACCCTGCAGGTCGCTTGTGCTATCGCTGCCTGAAAGCCCCCCAAGATGGTCCGTTACCGTGCTACGAACCGTCGCCGTCCACGCGCTCGCCGTGGTGGATCAAGACGCTCCCGATTCGGCCGACGCTCCGTCGTGAAGAGGCGTTCCATGCGAAGGCGGGCACCCCGTCTAACACGCAGGAAGATACTGGAGATAACGTCGACAAAAAAGAATGACACATTCCCAAGCATTGGTACCATCGCAGGCAGCAGTGACACTTCTGTTCCCGGTGTAGCTGGTTCTACTCTTTGGTGCCCAACTCATTTACAGGGTACCAATAAAATCATTTCGAAACATGTGCGCAACACTCAGGAGGTGTATTGGAAGGGTTTCTCGGAGACATTTAATATGACAACGGATACGAGCGACCCATATAAGTGGCGTCGAATTGTGTTCGAGTTAGAGGGTGGGCCTAACGCAACGGGCCTCCCGCAGACGTCTTACGTTGCGCGCCGGACCGATTTCGATCAAGAGTCCCCACTTGCGGGTAATACCGCGTTCCCCACCAATCCCTTCCCTATCGATTA